AAGTCTTGTGCCCATAAAGTCACGATTGACAAGGCTGCTGCCAGCTTGTGACTCCTGCAAGTAATCAGCGTGGAAGCGTAAGCAGTTGTCGATCATGTCTTGCATCTGCTGTGCCACCACCATCATCGTGCTGTCGCCTTGACTGCGATCAATCCTTTTCGATTCGGCAGTTTCTGCGCTGAGCTTTGCACCCATCACAGCAGCAAGACCAAGGTCATTAATCTGCGAAACGATCTGGTCAAGCCTGCGGAACTGTGCGTCATAGCTGTTGCCACCGGGTTCGATATAGCTTGCGGATGCACCTTCAGGAAGGCTTAGTGCTTCGCCTGGACCTGCGCTGATTTCTTCTGCTGCTGCAGGGAAACCAAATAACGCAAGCATCGGCACTGCACTGATGTGCAGTTGATTCCCAAGATCTGATTGGACTTGGTAGTGCTGCAGGTTTAGCTCAGCAATGTCAGCCAATGGTGGAAACGATTCCAAAACGCCAACCCTGTTGGAGTAAGCAACGCTGAACGGAATTTCGCTCAAGCTTGTTGTACCTTCGTCAATTACACGAAAGTCGCCTTTTTGATCCTTTTGGAAGATCTCAAATGCGCCAGGAGTCAAAACACGCACTTGCTCGACTTGTTTTTCTCCGTACAAGCCATCGGGCACGACAATCTTTTCAGAAAGACGAAGTTGCGTCAGCTTCTGCTGCCCATCAGCCAATTCAACTCTCCAGCCGAGTATGTCGCGCGGAGAATATTGAATCCAGTAAGGACGGCCATTGTCGCCAGACTTTGGCGCATCAACAAGAACACCGACGTGCCCGTAGCGGATGCAAATGCGGGACGTGTTGTAAAGCCATGTCTGCAGATCATTCCCCTGCAGGTCTACGTCAAATAATTGTTCGCGTATTTGATCAGACACATCGTCAAGCCTGACCGGTTTACGCGTTAACATGCCCGCCAACATGCGTTCTAGCCTGACGTAATAAGGCGCAAGAACAGACCGCTGCAGCCTGTTGTCATAAGACTCATCTAATTCTCTTGGTTCTTGCGGTAAAAATTTGCGGTGACCTTTTCTGATTTTGTATGTGCCACCAAGCAAATGTTCAATCAATCCCCAATGCGGCTCCTGATTAACCCAAGCCGTACTGGGGTCGTTCACCTGAGTGACGTTGCCGACGCGCTGGCGACCACCAGAGAAGCCTGAATACACAGTTAAATCCCGCCCGATGTGACCAGCTTAATAGAGCCTGATGCCTGTGCCTCGCCCTGCACGAGCATGAATCATGCTGAAATCGCGGTAGACAAGATAACCAAGAGCATCATTCATGTGATCATAACCTGCGTCTTTGTCGGGATCTCCGGCCTCGGTGTAACTCTGCAGCTCTAAACATTCGATTGTTCGTTTGCAATTTGCGGCGACCTGCAATCTGACTTCGCCCTTTCCGTTTTCCAACAAAGCTTGTACAGAAGCCACGCGATCACGGACGGGAGGGTTGGCCTTTGGCGATTGATTGCTAAACAGGTATGACTCCAATATTTGTATATCTGTTCTTGAAGCATTAGTACTGCGGCTGCCACCAGATGCGTCAGGGTAGACGTATACCTGGCGTCCATCAGCACGGCGTTGTATTTCTTGTGCCATAGCGTCGGTGTCATGTGCACCGCTGATCTCGTCGATCAAGAGAAGGTTGTTCCCAAGACGGACACCGATGACTGCGGACATGTTCCCGATATTAAAGTCAACGCCGACGCGAAGGGGCTCGTTGCTGACATCAGGAATATCGGTGATTACATGCTTGGCGCGATCAAAGCGGTCATAAACTTGACCGGTAGTCAGATTCGTAAACTCTCCAAGCAGATATGCCTTTAACAAACTGGGGTCGTAGTTTGCTTCAAGACGTGCGATGAAATCTGGCGGCAGATGTGGATTGTCTGCACTGCGCATCTTGATCAGTTTCCGATCAGGACGCTGTTGTGCCTCTTCTGTGCCGAATGTGTTCCACATCCAGCGAAAGCCTTCAGGCGTTGATGCAGCGGCAAACTGTCGCACATTGCCAGCACGTAAACGGCCAAGGATTTTTGGAAATGCTTTTTGAGCAATTGATGGCGTGACTGTATCAATTTCGTCAGCAAGCACCCAGGCAAGGTTCAAGCCGATAATGCGTGACCAGTTTTCAAAGCTGCGGCACAAGATCTTTGTGTCGCCATTTGGTAAATGCAATACATATTCAGGTAGTGGCGAAGCTCTGAACGTATATGGGACTTCGTATAACTCCAAAAAAGTCTCGAAATCGTTCATCCAGATATCTCTGATTAAAGGCCCAGTAGGCTCCATCACGCAACCCATAAAGCCTTGATTTAACACTGCAAGTACGACAGCCTTTGCGGCTAACGATCGGGTTTTGCCAGCCCCATACCCAGCAGATAGGCCGATGATTTCTGTCGTTTGATCTTCTACGAAAGCAAGTTGGCCAGGATGAAGATCGGATTTAATTTGCTGTACTAATTTTTGAACATCTAATTCTGAATTGTTTTCACCAATTTTATGTAAAACATGACCTGACGGTATCGCTGACAATACACCCATCAATCGTAGATCCGAGCAAGTTTTGCCGCTGTATTAATGCAACCTAGCGCAGCTTGCAGATTCGACTGCTCCATCGCCTTTTTTTGAATGACTGAAAGTTGCGACAGAAGAACAGCGGTAAAAGCTTGACGATCAAGGTTGTAATCCTCTTCTAACTCTTTACGTGCTTCTGCGATGTACTCGTCTACGCGCCGTTTTGAAAGCCCCCATTCTTGAGCGCCATACTGCACTAAATCTTGGCGTGTCGCTCCATTCGCAAGCATCCGCGTCACCCGTGCAAGACGGAATTGCTTTTCTACAGCTGTGCAACGAGGTTGAGCCATGTATTTACTGTAGTGAGGCGAATGAATCAAGCGCATACCAAACGTGGCTATTGCGGTAACCACCTGGATGCGTAGGGATAATTGGAGTCACGCCGTGCCTGTTGCGATAAGCCGGATAGACAAGCATTGAACCATCTATTTGATCGAATGTCGCTCCGAACTCAGGTACATGCAGATTTCCACCTTTACTGTTGCGTCTTTTAGTGATGATGATGTTTATAGCGCCTTTGACGTTTGCATGGTCTTGATGGACCGCTGCAGCAATATTGCAATTACTGATAGTTGAGGTGAAATTTTCGCTAAACGACCATTTTTTAGGGACACGTTTAGCAACGGCTTTTAAATGACCTTCAACAATCTGTGGAGCGTTAGCTTTCAGTAGGTCGAAAGCTTTGACTCCTGCAGCACTCATGGCTCGGCAAAAAATTTTGGCTGTAGCAACGCTATGAACAGATGAACGAGACGCGTAAGGTCGTCGCATATGAGGTTTCGGTGGACAAGATCCGAGGATGGTGCTGTATTGCTTAACTTCAGCTGCTGGGTTATGCAAGCCAGAAGAACGCCTCATATCAGATTTCGGGACGCGTTTGGTTCTGATTTCGGTGTCAGCAATGTTGATCAAGTTCAACAGGTCAGCAGGCAACTGAGTGAGGAACAAACCAACATGTGTACCGTCTTTATCCGCGAGGATACAGTCTTGGCTTACGTTTGCATCAATGTCTGGCACAGCATCGCCAATCTTCAAACCACTGTCGTTTGGTTCTAAGGTCAGTATCGATAACGTCATTTGCTAAAGCAGAAAACGTTTGTGCAAGCAGGAAACCAGCTTTGCTGCCACACCGTTTCCCGTTGATCGTTGTAGCAAATGCTGTTCCAGGCAGCTTCTATTCGGTAATCATTTTTTTGCTTATCAATAACAGACCATAATCTTGTTAGCGATGGGTCTATATCAAAAGACCATTCATAAACAAGCTTTTTGAATTTTGATTGCGTGTTTTCAAGAATAGGCATTTCTGCACCCTCGATATCCATTTTGCAAGCGTCGAAGTTTTTAGCCTCTTCATCAAAATTGAGACAAGGCACTTTAATGCCTTTATCGTTCCATTTCCGAACGATAGAGTTTCTCCAGACCTGACTGTTGTTGCCGATAAACAAGGTTACAGTTTTTCTTTGGTCGTGGACCAGAGCAGCCTGTTTAACCACTGCTTCAAACTTGTTTAAACGCAAATTGCGTTTAATCATGTCCACGTTATATGGATCAGGTTCATAGACAGTGACCTTCGCCCCAAGCTTGCACGCGAGTAAAGCAAAAGCACCGACATTCCCACCACAATCCATCCATCGTTCGTCAACACCTATTTTAAGACCTCGTTTCAAGTAGGTTTTACGCCCAACTACCTCCTCAAAAGTTTTTAGATCACTGAAGCCTGGACGATGATAAAAACGTATTGAACCGATCGAATCTTGCAGAAGCTTCATAAAGATAATGCCTCGATCAATTTCATGCCTACGTAATCGCCACGTTTACGAGCAGCATCAACCAAAGCCTTTGCCTCTTCATAGTCTTCAGCCCGAAACTCGATTTGGATAGCTTTTAAGACGCCATCAGCCAAATCACTGGTCGGATCATCTAAATCGTCTAAAGCAGAGTAATCAGGGTCTTCTGTAAAGGTAGGGATGTCATCGCCCCAGCCAAGCAAGGACAAATCATAACCAGCGTCGCCCAATGCCTCAAGCTCAGCTTGTAAGACATCATCATCCCAAGTGCTGTTAAGGGCAAGCTGATTGTCTGCGATGACATAAGCACGTTTCTGCTCTGTAGTTAGATGCTTTAGCTCAATGGTTGGAACTGTAGTCAAGCCCATTAGCTCAGCGGCCATAAGACGGCCATGACCTGCAATAACGTTGCTGTCAGCGTCAACCAGGATTGGATTAGTAAAACCAAATTCTTGAATCGAGCGGACCAAACGATCTAGTTGAGACTCTGAATGTTGACGAGGGTTGTTTTCAT